AAAAGTAAATCCAGATATTTATAAAAATATTGAATCTTTGGATTATACTTCAAAAGATGGCGTCACTAGAATTTATTTAAAAGTTAAGAAAAATGAGAATGAAATAAAAGTTAATAGAATTTAAAAAGGTCGATAAGGGTTGAGGATTAACCTCCTCTTCCCTATTCTTATAATAATAGGGTTTAATGGAGGAAAAGGATGATAGAAAGATATCAAAGAAAAGATGATGAATCTAATATAGAATATCTTTTACGTTTAGCAGAAATAAAAATAGATGAAAAACCTGATGATTTAGAATGGTCTGATATTGTAAATTATTGTGGGTTTAATTGTCATTATGACTCTTTAAGAAAAGCTTTACAACCTAGGGAGTATGGTGGTCTAGCAATTTATAAGTATTTAAAAGAAAAACTAGTTGATGAAAATATTTCTGATGATAAAATAATTAAGCAAATTGAAGCATCACAAAGGGAATTATATAAAGAAAGACAAAAACTCAGAGATGAAAAATTAGAATATAGTGCTTGGTTAAGAGAGCAATCAAGAATGGAATTATTTTTTGAAAGAATTGATGAATCTGTAAATAAGATATTATCTAAAAAACCAAGAAATATTCCACATCCAGTATCTATAATTAATAGTGATAAAAAAATAATTTGTGGATTTGCAGATCCACATTATGGTGTAAATTTTGATATAAGAGGATTTTTTGATGAAATAATTAATAAATATAATCCAGAAATATTTAAACAAAGAATGTGGCAATTAAGAGATGAATTAATAGATTTCTGTAAAATTAATAATTGTAATCAAGTTAGTATGGTGGATTTAGGTGATAGTATTGAGGGTATACTGCATATAAGTCAATTGAAGTCTCTTAGAGGAAATATAGTTGATGATATTATGGATTATTCTGAATTTATTGCTGATTGGTTAGAAGATTTAACTAATAGAGGAATATATATAGATTTTTATACTTCAGAAGGAAATCACAGTGATCTTAGAATTCTTACAGGTAATAAAGGAGATTTTCCACACGAAAATCTTGAAAAAATATATTCGAGGTCAATTAAAAGATTTTTAAAAGATAATCCTAATATAAAAATACATAATAGTTTAAATGGATTAAATTATTTTAATGTAAACGGATATAATATTTTAACTGCTCATGGAAATCATGAAAAGAATGTTAAAAATAGCATTAAAGAATATGAAGATACTTATAATATAAAAGTCGATTATTTGATGGTAGGACATTTACATTGTAAAAATGAAATAGAAGTTGCAAAAGGTAAAGAAGTTATACAAATAAGGTCTTTAATGGGTATTAATGAATATTCAACAGTTATTAAAAAGACTTCTAGTGCAGGAGCAATAATGTTTACAATACATAAAGATTGTGGTAAAAAATATGTTAATGAAGTAAAATTTTAAACTAATAAAATAAATTTTTTTGAAAGGATTAGTCTTAATTGACTAAACAGGTATTAAATTATGGGATATGGAATTTCAATAGGTGTTTTGATAGGAATTATAATAACAGTTTTTTATGACAGAATTCTTTCGCCCATAATAGACCTAAAATATGAGCATTATAGATACAAAATTACTGTTGGCTGCACTGAAGAAAAATTAAATGCAGACAAGTTAATGGCTGAATTTGTAAGAAAATATCCTGAATATAATCAAAATCAAGAAGAAACAAATAGTAATCTAATTGGATTTCATATGGATTCTATAGAAGATAAAGAATATGAGGATGAAGATGATGAATAATATAAAGTTTCATAAACAAGAAGTATATGAAAATGGTGTAACAAAAACAGAATATTATATCAATGATAAAAAAGTTGATGAAAGAACGTATAATACTCTTCTTGATGATGATTTTGAAAATCATAAGAATACATATATAAAACCAAAACAAGTTGATGAAGATTTTGAAGGTCTTGAAGACAAGATACATTTTATTACTTTACATCCTCAATATATCCAAGCAATTGAAGAAGATTACGAAGAATCCGAATTTGAAAATATGGATGATTTCAATGAAGTAAAAGAAAGATGTCTTGGAATTATGGATATTGTTCAAGATTTAACTTAAAATAGCAAGAATTCTCCCATCTTCTACAAGTGGGAGATGAATTGCTAAAATACTTGACAAAGATGAGCTTATAGGATATTATATAAGTACTATTGGGATAGGGACTATCCTTAGAGCTTGGGTAAACTTAGCAGATTGCTGCTATTGACCAAGAAGCTCCCACTTCAACGAACATCGTGAGTAAGTGGTGAGTAGTTCACAGAGTTTCGCAATTAAAAAAGAAAGTAATGGCGTTGCTTGTTATAAAAAATAAAATAAATATTTTGGAGTAGATAGTGCCTATTAGGATTAACTAATAGGTATTTTTGTGCTTTAAAATTATTTTGAGGGTTAAAAGGAGTGAAGTAATAATGGCAAACACAAAGAATTTTATAACAAAAAATACAGATATAAAAACATTCTGTGTTTGTTGTGGAAATACTAATCAAAAAGAATTTTATTCAAGTATAAACGAAAGTCATAAAGCAACAAGGGGTAAACTTCCTTGGTGCAAAAATTGTGTATCAGAACAATATGATAAATTTTTAAAGAGATATGGTAGTGGAAAACTAGCAATATATTTTTTATGTAAAAAATTTGATATTTACTTTTCAGTATCTGCATACGAAGGAGCAGAAAATCACGCAATTAAAACAGGATGGACTATTGTTCAATCTTATTTTAAACTTATAAATTCATTTAGAGATAAAAATGGATATGGTACATGTTTTGAAGAAAGTTTAGATTCTTTGGATAATTTTAACACTAGTTTTGAAAATGAAGATAGTGAATCTATTGATGAAGATTTGCAAATTTTTTGGGGAAAGGGATTTTCAACAGAAGATTTGATATTTTTAGAATCTGAATTATCAAGTTGGAAACAAACACACAAATGCGACAATCAAGCAGAAGTAACATTATTAAAAGAAATATGTATTAAGATATTATCAATAAGGAATAAACGTGCTACTAATGAAAATACATCAAATGATTTAAAAGAATTGCAAGATTTAATGAAAACTGCAAGCGTAGATCCTGCTAAAGCTAATGCTGCTAGTGCAGGAAAACAATTAGATTGTTTTGGTTCGTGGATAAAAGATATAGAACAATTTAAACCTGCCGAATGGTATAAACAACAAGAAAAATATAAAGATATGGATGGATTTGAAAAATATATAAATAATTATATTAAAAGACCAATAGAAAATTTCCTTACTGGAGTTAGAAATTTTTTTGTGGATGATAATATTGATGCAAATTTAGAAGAAGGTGATTGATATGGGATCTTATTCTAAATTTCAAAATAATTTTTCAAAATATGCTGGAAATACAAATCAATTTAAAGCACCAAAGATTATGATAAAAGAGAAAGATAGAAGTGAACAATGGCAAAATAATTTAATTGATTGGATTACTTTTTATAGAAGAAACATCCATAGGTTTATACAACATTACTTTAAAGTTGAATTATTCTGGTATCAAGTTATTTGGATATATTTTATGAGCGTGTGTGAAAACTTTGTAACTATAGCATCACGTTCATCTGCAAAATCTTGGTTAATAGCGTTATTAGCATATGCAAGAGCTGTACTTTATCCAGATTCTGAAATTGTAATTGTTGCACATTCAATGAAACAAGCTGGAATAATATTTGGTAAAATGGCAAGATTAAAAGATGATTATCTTAATATAGCAAGAGAAATAAAAAGCTTTTCAGATAGGGAAAATAATTGTAAATGTGTTTTACATAATGGTTCTACTGTTAAAGTTGTAGCATGTCAAGAATCGGGTAGAGGCGAAAGATCAACTTTTACTATTGGTGAAGAATTTAGAATTATGGATAAACAAAAATTTGATAGTATTGTTAAACCCTTTGCTTATGCTAGACAAACTCCATATTTAAAAAAACCTGAATATCAAAATATAAAAGCTTTAATTGAAGAACCTAGACAAATATTAATATCTTCTGCATATCATAAAGGTTTGTGGTGGTATAAAGAAACTCTAGATACTATTAAAATGATGATAGATGGTAAAAATGCTGGCTTTATAGCATTTGATTATTTAATTGCTATAAAGCATAATATAAAAACCAAAAATGTAATTCTTAAAGACAAATCTACTATGGATGAAATAACTTTTCTTGAGGAATATGAAAATATACCTTGGGGTGAAAATAGTAATGCTTATTTTAAATTAGATATGTTTGGTAAAAATAGAAAACTAAAAAAAGCATTTTATCCATTACGAAATGATATGTTAGATAAAAAAAAGAACACTAATGATATAAAAAAAGTAGAAGGAGAGATAAGAGTAGTATCAATTGACGTTGCTACAAGAAAAGGTCAAAAAAATGATAATACGATAATTTCTTGTATAAGAGCTATTCCTAATACTAATGGATATGAAAGAGAATATGTTTATTTAGAAGCTCATCAAGGAGAACATACAGAAAAACAAGCTTTGCGAATTAAACAAATATATTATGATTTTGAAGCTGATTATATTGTTCTTGACTTACAACAAGCTGGTATTACTATATTTGAAAGATTGGCAGTAATTACAAAAGATGAAGAAAGAGGAGTGGAATATGAGGCTTTTACAGTTTTTGAACATAAATCATTAGCTAAAAATTTAATTGATGAATTAAAAGAAAAAACATTAGCCTTAAATGCAAAACCTATTATATATCCTATTTTAGCAGGAGCAAAAGATAATAATGATATAGCGGTAGATTTTAGAGATAAACTACAAAGAGGAATGTGTAGTTTTCTTATAGATTCTAGTGAAGCAGAATTATTTTTATCTAAATATAATAAAGAATATAAAAATTCTACTGATGTAAATCTTAACTTATGGTATACATCTCCATATACAGAAACACAATTATTAATAAATGAAAGTGTCAATCTTGAATATTCTGTTTCTGGAGGTTTAATTAAGCTTACAACTGTTGGTACTGCTAGAAAAGATAGATATACTAGTTGTTCATATGGAAATTATTTTATATCTTTATTGCAAATTGACTTTTTAAAAGGTGAAGAAGATTCAGATTATGATTTTGTATTCTCATATAGTTAAAATTTAATAGAAAGGAGGAAGTTAATGAATAATCAAATTCCTCAAGAAAACACATATAATAATGATATTGAATTAAATTCATTAAGAGATATGTGTTTTTCATATGGTTTTATCAATGATGATAATTTATCAATGCCAGAGTTAAAATATCGTATTAAATATCCTATGATATATAATTCAGTATTGAGACAAATATCAAAGCAGTCATATTATTCCAATGGAACTTATGGTCAAGCTATTGATAAAATGATTGCATTGCCAACACTATCATATATTACAACTTTAAGAAATAAAAGTCAACAAATGAAAAATATTAAGAGTAGATTTAATATAGTATTAAAATTGCTCAATATAGAGAGAACAACAAGAGATATTTTAAGAAGTTTGTTTATTGAAGGTTATTATGTTGGAATATTAAGAGATACTACAGCTTCTAATAAAGATATTGATACAACTATGATACAGTCTTTAGACAGATTAGAGGGTTTATCTTTAGATGATAATTTTATGATTCAGCCATTAAATTTAGATTATTGTAAAATTATTGGTTTTCAAAATAATATAAGTATTGCTGCATTTGATATGCAATATTTTGATCAATTTAAAAATGGTGGATTAACTAATGAAATAAGAAACTATCCTAAAGAATTCATAAAAGCATATATAAATTATAGAAAAGATGGAAGTAAAAGATGGTTTGTATTAGATCCTAAAAAGACAATAGCATTAAAATCTAAAGCTAGTGAAATAGATGCTTATGGTGTACCATTTGGTATTTCTGCTTTAGCAGATATTAAGATGTCAAATGATTACAATGACAGTCAATATAATTTAGTACAAGAACTAGCAAGTAGTATATACTGGATGGTATTACCTGAAGGCGAAAAGAAAGGTTCTTGTTCACTACATAAAGAACAACAGCAGAATATTGTTAGTGCTTTTGAGAATGCAGTTAAAATAAATACTAATGGTGGAAGTGCTAAAGTATCTACATTAACATTAGCTCCGGGAAGTGAAATAGGTAGATTATCTAAAGATGCTTCTTTATTAAAAGATACTCTTAATGATGAAAATATAAAAAAAGTATCTACTGGTATTGGTTTTGCAGTATCGGCTTTAAATGCTGAAAGTTCAAGTGCTAATTTAGGAAGTTTACAAATTAATTTGGATTTGATTTCTGCACAAATATTTCAATTAATTAGTGAAATAGCAAAAGAAGAAACTAGAGTTATAAATGAACATCTTGGAGTTAAGCCTAGTAGCTATATAGATATTAAATATTTACCAATTACATGGTTAAATAAAGATTCTACTTATAATAAAGCCAAAGACTTGTTTACATTAGCTGGAGGTAGTCGAAAATTTTTAATTGCTAGTGCTGGATTTGATCCAGACGATTATTTAAATGTTTGTGATGAAGAACTTGAAGATGATTTAGATAGTAAATATATGCCTCATATTACATCATATACAGCTACAGATAATGCAGATAAAACTAATAGTGATGGTAATTTAGGGGGAAGACCAAAGAAGGATATTAAAGATTTAAAGCAATCAGGAATAGATACTAGAAATCTAAAAAGCAATGAACAAAAAGTAAAAGATAAAAAATAATTATTAATATAAAGTTTTTTAGAGGTATGGCTTGTCGTGATGATAACCCCTCTGACCAAGAAGCTCCCACTTCAACGAGTATAACGAGTAAGTGGTGAGTAGTTCACGAAGCAACAAGAGCATGATAAACGTAAACGTGAATATGCTGTTAATAATAATATAAATTTGCTTGAAATTTGGTATTGGGATTTTGACAACATTGAAGAAATCCTCAAAAAAGAATTGAAATTAATATGAAAGGTGGTGATTATTTGAAAAACGAGATTAATGTAATTAAATCACCTTGTGGATATATAGAAATATGCGAAATGCCTGAGGGAGAATTTGCAGGTAGAGTCCGTATAAAAATGTCAGCATTAGAAATTGTTCCAAATAAATCATATTACAACGATAATGGAATTTCTTGGCTTGAGCCATATATTAACGATAACATAAAGTCGGCTATAGGTATGGATTACGTAGTATCGTGGTTAGACGAAGAAAATCAAATACCTAATGACCATGGAAAAAGATTTTATGATGAGGATGGAAATATTCAATTTGAAGGTGTTGTTGTTGGATCAGTTCTAGATGCTTATATTGAAGATGTTGAAATTGACGGAGTAACAAAAAAATTATTAATGACTGAAGGATACCTCAACTCGCAACGCTATGGAAAATTTGTAAAATGGTTAAAAGAAGAAGTGCAAAATGGTAAAGTGTATGGTTCTATTGAAATTAATGGAAAAGGTAAAAATAAAAATATCATATACGAGGGGGAGTATATAGATAAAGATGGTAATTTATTAACTCCCAGAGTCCCCAAAATATATGACTTTTCGGCTTTAGCAATCCTACATAACATTGTAGAGCCAGCAGATAAAAATTCACAAGTCTTTGAGGTTAATTCTAAAGAAGAAAATAACCTTAATATAAATAACAAGTCCAGTGAAGGAGGAAAAGAAATGGATGAAAAATTGATATTAGAACTTAATAATAAGATTGAAGATAAAACTAATGAAATAAATAATCTGAAATCTAATATTGAGGCTAAAAATGTAGAGGTTAATACTCTTACAACAAAAGTAACAGAACTAGAAACAAAACTTTCAGAAATGAATAGTACTCTTGTAGAAGTTAATAAACTTTTAGAAGATACTAAGACAGAAAAGGAAAATCTTGCAACTGAAGTAAACACTTTAAAAGAATATAAGGAAACTAAGGAATTAGAAGCAAAGAAAGCAGAAGTTAATGCTTATTTTGAAAATGAAATTCCTAAGAACAAATTTGCTGAAGCAGAAGTTAATTCACTTAAAGAATATGTTGAAAAATGTGACCTTAAAGGACTTAAGAAAGCCGAAAGTGATTTGATAATCAAAAAATTCAAAGAGTTGGTAAAAGATGAAGTAACAACTGAAACGAATAGTGTAAACAATAATCTATTCTTCTCAACTAAAGAAGAAGAAATAGATGATGTTGAAGCTGGAAAATTACTATTTAAATAATAAGAGGAGGATATTAATATGGGTCTTTTTAAATTTCAAAATTATAGTGCTATTAAGAATGCACAAGATAATCCTAGAGTAATTGCTAGTGCTACAACTGTAAATGGAAATGTATTTAGTGTAGTTGATACAGCAAACGCAGCAAGCACTGGTACTACAGAGGTTCAAACGATTTTTGCTAATGCTGATGCTGCTAAAGGTGAAGTTTGGGTTATGAATAATATAGTTGATAAACCTGAATTAGATAATTACGCAGATTATAATGTAACTGCTGGAGAATACATAAGAGCATTTAAATTAAATAATCTTGTTGGTGAAAAAGTTGAGTTATCAAGTGATTTAGTTGTTCCTGCTGCTGGTGTAGCTGCTGCTGTTGGAGTGGCACTTGTTCCATGTAATTTAACTGATGATGTTGCAAATCCTATGAGTTGGAAGACAATAGCTGATCCTACTGGTTATTCAGTATATCTTGAAATTACTGGATTAACTACATTTGGATTATTTACAGTTGACAATAGTGGTGTTGGTTATGAAGCAAAAATTAAAACTGCTTAATAACAATATAATTAAAGGAGGATA